CAAGTGTCAGCATGACTTTGATATAGCAATAATAGACGATAACTCTTTCGAACATTTACTTCCTGACCACAAAACGCATTGTAAAAACTTTGCAAAACCATTAAAAGACAATTTACGAAAGCTCTATGTTATGGAAATTTTATACAAATACGGCGGGTTTCTCGTACCCTATTCGTTCTTATGTTTTAGAAACTTAATAGAAATTTACAACAAATGCACTGCTGAACACGGTTGTTTTATTGTTGAAAATATTTCGAATAATTCATACGGAAAATCTTTTTCACCCGATTCGTCTTTCATGGGAGCCATTAAAGAAAATAAAACTATAGAAGAATTCATAGAATTTATAAAGAAATATAACTATGATCTTACAAACAATAGTAAATTTACTAATAATTTAGATCGGTGGTGCCATAAACAGGTTACTAATAATAAAATGTCTATGTTAGAAGCCACGATGATCGGCACAAAAAAAACTGATGGAAGACCGTTAATACTAGAAGATATTGTAGGTACTACTATTCCAAATTTTAAACAAGAAACATTGGGTATATACATACCTAACGAAGAACTAAAAACAAGACACAAATTCGCTTGGTTCACTTACCTGAGCGAACAGGAACTTTTAACAAGCAACACGGTTTTCACTAAATATCTACTGAATTCATACTAATATAATAAACTGGTTTATATTTTGACTTCTCATAAACCACTTCTTTTACACACTCTACGTTATTGTATGAACAAATGTGTCTAACTATTGTTAAAAACTTGTTATATGTATTGCATTCATCCAAATAGTTTAGTTTCGACTTATGATAATATGGTTTTAAATCGGCGATAAAATTATCAAATCGATTAGTTAATAATATCTTTCTATATAAAGCGTTGTTTACTATATATTTATTGTTTTCCATAACACTATTATCTGTTAAAAGGTTAATCAAAATGTTTAAAGATTCGCCGCCTCTAATTGTTTGATTATTTGTTTTCATATATATATCCCAATTTTACTAATTCGTTTACAAAAAAACACAATTCTAATTCTGTATCGTGAACGGTATTAATTATTGTTACATATTTACATATTAATTTTGCCACATTGTATTTAATGTCTTCCGATACTATATCGCATGTTTTAATATAGTTAAAATATGCATCTAATATGTCTATAACCGAGTAGCCTTGATTATATACATCTAATACCAATTCTATGCCTTTTTCTAACTCATGTTCGTTTATTATCAGATTAGTAAGCTTATCCAATGTTGTATTTTCTATAAAAGTGGAAATATTCTCCAAAAGGTTGTTTGAGCATTTTTTATCCAATAAGTATAATTTCTCCAAAGAATTAAGAATGTTTTGCAATGAATTATCATTTAAATCTACTAATTTTTTAATCATCATATCATTCAAATCTATATTTTCTTTACTAACTATACTTTTTGTGAACTCTATCTGATCAGATATAGACGGTTTTTTTATTTTTATAGATAATATTCTTGACAGTATGCTGTTCAATATTTTTTGAGAATTTATGCAAGCAAAAATAAAATTAATATTAGATTGATATCTATCTAAACAATTTCTAAAAACTTGTTGGTTTTGCTCATTTATATTGTCTAAATCATCTATAATAATAGTTTTCTTTTTACCAACTATTGTACATTTAGTTTGACAAAAAACATTAATTTCGTTTTTATAATGCTGAATACCTTGTTCTTTAATACTATTAACAAACAGTATGTTATCGTTCTTAATTGCTTTAGTCTCGTTTTTGTAGTATTCGTTTATAATACAATTTATTAACGAGGTCTTACCTGTTCCACTTTCTCCTATTAATATTATCGATATATTGTCTATTTTTATGAGATCAAATAACAAATTCTTAACACTTATATCGGTTTTAACATCATTTAAATTACATGGCCTATATTTTATCAAAAAAGGTGTATCCATATTAATTATTCGTTAATTTTTATTTAAGTTTATCTTCTGATTATTATAAATGCAATTTGAAGACAATATAAATTATTATGATATTTTAGGTATAGACAGTAAAGCTACACCTGACGACATCAAAAAAGCTTTTAGAAAATTATCACTTATTTATCATCCTGATAGAGACACTGGTGATAATGAAAAATTCAAAAACATTACTAGTGCATATGAAGTATTGAGTAACGTTGAAAAAAGGAGAGCCTATGACCTTGAGACGTCTTTTCCATTTAAAAACTTCAACAATGAAGATTTGATTAATATAATATTTAGAACGGAGGATTCAAATTTCAGCAATTTTTTACCCAAAAAAAGAGATAATGCTTCAAAGAAACCTAACATCATTTCAAAAACAATGCGTATAACAATTGAGCAGGCATATACAGGTTGTATTCTTCCCTTGCTTATAGAAAGAAAAAATAATAAAACTGCTGAAACAGAAACTATATATGTTACTATTCCACAGGGTATAGACGATAACGAGTTTATATCAATAGAAAAAAAAGGAAATATAGTAGATGATACACAGGGTGATATAAAAGTAATTATTCTTGTTGAAAACAACAGTATATACAAAAGAAGCGGTATTGATATAGAATATACACACGCCATCACACTAAGAGACGCACTGTGTGGTTGCGACTTTGAGATGAAACACATATCGGGCAAAGTTTTAAAGTTCTCAAACAATGCTGGGAATATAATATCATCTGATTTTACAAAAACTATACCGGGTTACGGATTTATTAGAGACAATCATGTAGGAAACCTAATCGTATCCTTCAATATAGCATTTCCCAAAACATTATCACAGAAACAAATAAGTGAATTAAATAAAATTTTAACTTAAAAATATATTTAATCTATTAAGTAACTCGTGTAGCTATATCTCTCACTTTTGAAAATAAGTATAACCCGTAAAAGTTTTTAGAAATTATATCTAAAGCATTGTATGAAATATTCTTTAATATGGTTGGGAACATTGCTGCTATACCATACATCGACCATATTATAGTTAGAAGCATAAATATCCTTTTATTAATATCAGCGCTTCCTACATAGTTTTTATAAATTATATTGAACGATAAAAATAAGAATACAAAGCCAATAGGTATAGTTAGCGATTTAAGCATAATACCTGTTTCTCCTAAAAATCCTGAGACCAACATTAACATATTGAAAAGGAACATATTCGTTATATTTTTCCTATTATTTCTAATAAAATTTTTGGTGTCTACAGTTTTACCCTCTAATTTTTTGTTTTCATATTCCATATAAATTATTGTTGAAAGTAACATCATTGGAGTTGTTATTACCCAATCTAAGTATCGTCTTCTTGTTATCACATAGTTTCTAATGTATCTTAACGACATAATAATGTAAACATAGAATATGCCCTCTATTACTTGTACTATTGTTTCTAATGCCAAAATATCTTTCAGTACTTTATCTTGTTTGGGTAGTTTATAAAAAATACCGCCGAATGTGACAAGTCCTGTTATTATTTGAACTACAATAGATATATAAAAAGTAAGTTGCATTAATCCAGTTCCAAGCATCTATATACTATTATTTAGGAAAATATAAATATATTTATTTCAAAACTCTGAAGACACGGTGGCTGAGTGGTTAAAGCGATGGACTTGAAATCCATTGGGATATTCCCGCGCAGGTTCGAGTCCTGCTCGTGTCGTAAATACGGTTGTGGTGTAGTGGTAACATGCTTGCCTTCCAAGCAAGCGCCTCGGGTTCGATTCCCGGCAGCCGTAAATTAGCATAACTTACAGTATAAATAAAATAAAAACAACAGTTTCAAAAAATTAATTTCAAATCTGAAACAGTGATTATAATCGGCTAAAACCGCTCGTTTTATTCTTTGGAAATTAAATTCTCCAGGATATTGAATAAAACAAGCATCTGTATGTGAGTTCATATAAACTGGACAATTGAAGAATATACGGTTGTACATATCTACTTGTACGAAATCATAACTGGGATACACTTTATTCATAAGTATCTGATCCACATTTGGATTATCATTATATTTATGAGCATACAATAACATCTTTATGTTCTTAGCATATCCCATATATAAACCCGAATTTACTATAACGTTATTTTTGTAACTGTAAACTTTGTACTGAAAATATTTAAAAAAATATTTGAAAAACACGTTGTTTTGATCGTTATAGCACTGCTCTTTTGAAAGCAAAACCTTTGTTTTATTATCTTTACAAAACTCTTTGAATCTTCTCAAGGTTACGTCTAAAGGTTTTTTAATAAGAGTATCAAATCCATCTAAAAATATAATTATGTCATCATCAGGAACATATGTCAAATAGTTTAAAACTGCCCTAGGTTTATCTCTTAAACCATTCCATTTAACTCCGTATCCTAATGTAAAAACATTTATATCATAATCGTTATCTATTAATTGTTCATATAATCCACCTGAATGTGTTGCATAAGTTAAAATATGAACTTTATTCGACATTAAATTATTTAAACATCTATATTTAAATAATTTTAATATTAAATAGAAATACTAGTACTTCGCGTAACATCTTTCATGCCTATTTCCTTTAAAAACTCTATACCTTGATCTGGTGTTTTTATAAATTTAATCCAGTTAGGATCCATTTTATATTTAACTATGTAATTATTTAATAAACTTCTTATTGTTCCACTTTTAAAAACAATTGCAGATCCCAAATTTACTTCTGCGCCCACTTCTCTAATTTGTGGCATAAAATCGGTAATAATTTTAATGTACGTAGGTGGTAACACCGTTGTCAAATTCATTTGCCATAAACCATAATATTTTACACCATCTGCTTTAAATTTTGTGATCATTTTTAAAAATTCATCCAAAAAATCTTTTACATCCTGTCTTTTGATATCTTCTCTAACCATTTTGAAATGCACTAAATTATGATCTTTGTATTCTGTTATGATAAACTCTACTGCTTTATTAGACATTATTATTTGTTAATATATAAAATCTTTATTTTTAACTTAATTAATTCCTAACAAATTCTTATCTAAACCATGTTTTTTTCTTACTTCTTGATAAATATTGACTGTTCCCAAGGCTTCAACAAACTTACCATAACATTCGTGATATTTTGTAATATCGTTTCTATTTTCCTCGATCTCTGACATATTTTGTGTTAATAAACCTATAGTTCTTAATTTGATGACCACGTTATTATGACTCTCTCTTTTACCTGCATTATCAAACGTGTTCGACAATCCAACCATAAACGTTGCTATACCGCTTGTTGCACATTCTATAAAATATATGTATGAACTATGTTCTTCCTGTACATCCTTTATAGCAAGTAAAAAAGTCGTAATAAATGATGTTACTAATGCAACTATGGTCAATAGTTTATCAAAAAAATTGTTCAATTCGCGACATTCTATATGTGCTTCTTTGTATGCAAATATCAAACGATTCAAATTTTCCCACTTTTTTTTCAAATCCGTCTCGTCTCTGTCTATACCAAGGCTCGTTCTTTTCGTTCTTGCATGGCTCATTAACATTTTAAATCCAGTTTTAATGGACGCTTTGTCGTCTATTATACCATCTTCTAATGCAATATTTACTGGTGCAATATTTATATGTGAATTTTCCATATATATATTACGATATTTTCTTTGTGTCAATCGTCGAATCTACAAGATAGTACGAATTCTCCGTTTCTATAATGAAATCCTCTTTAACTTTATAAACTTTTCCAATAGGACTGGTGTATTCCTCCTCATTTTTAACTAAGAGTTTTTCACCTCCCTCTCTAACACCTATGATTATTTTTTTCTCAACCGAATTAACCCAATAATCCATCATAATAGGTTTATCGTTTACAATAGAAAGTTTACATACGTGCTGAAGAGTAGTAACGTCTGGGGTTCTATAACTAGTTTCTACTTGAGCAGCCATTATACAAATACTTTTTTATTACTCTTTAAATTTTAATTTATATATATTATATAATGGATAAAAAGTTTTACGGCTCTGATTTAGGGAAGTTACAAATGCATTTTCATACAACGATTAGAAATGTAGGTCTGTATCTTTCGGTATCTCTCGCTCTTCTTGGTGCATCTAGATACTATAGAAAGGGGGCCGAACGATCAAGAGTTAAACAATTGATGTTTACGGCTATTTCACTTGCCTTTACAACCAAAGCATTCTTAATTTCTAAATTTTTACTCAACGATCATTTGGCGGTACTTAAAAACTATGAAAAAAAAGAACTTCAACATGTGTATAAATGGTATATTATTCCTAAAATGTTACTTGCAACAAGTTCGCTATTCATATGTTTCTCGTTGTACCTTAGTTTAAATACCATTAGAAAAATTATCATAGATAATGTATATGAATAATTTTGATTTAGACGATGAATGTAATTATAATAAAACATTCAATTGCGATATCGAAATTGCCTTCTTTAAATACACCGCAATAATAGAAGAATTTATATACTGCTCAAAAAAAATGGAAATGTCAACCTACTATAAATACATCCTAATAAAGGGAATAGAAAACATATATCACGTATTCAACATGTTGTTACTCTATACTAAAAATATTGACGCTACTTATTATCATACAAAAAAAGCATTTTTGTACTATTATGAATTCGTTGAGCAAATCAAAGATGACAACAATAAACTACTTAATTTGAATATTAAAGATGCTACAGTATTCATTTATAAGAAAATATTATATAACGTAAAAACCAATTGCACAAGTATATCAGATATTGAACAAAAAAATATACTTACCTTAGACAAAATAATTATGTTTTACAATAATATTTTATCCAATACCATAATTACTAATAAAAGTATCAACGTAGAGTTGATTAACAAAAATATTGTTAAAAATATTTTCAAAAATAATTTCGACGATCTTATAATACACATAGATTCTATAACTGTATGTAATGATATTATGTTGACAAAAATAAATTCTATTGACAAATCTATACAATTGTTCAAACTTATAATCAAATATATTAAAAAATACGAAATTAAAACAATAAACACAATCGATATTGAAAATATTAATTTACTACCAAATAACAAAATAATTAAGAAGCTATTTAAGCTTTAAACATAATCTTATGTTTAATTTTCTTTTTTGTTATTTGCTTACTAGAAACTTCTTTCTCCATTTCATAGATCTCTTCATATTCGTTTTCTAAAATCGATTTAATGTTGTCGTACATTTTATTCAAAATAACCATATTACACTTTCCTACAATTAGAACACTACCTGTTCTAAATATCATAAAAGATACCTTGCCACCAGATTCTTCGCTATTATCTTCACTATTTACACTTTCATGTGAAATATTATCTAAGTTATCAAAGAATAACTTACATTGAATACCTGGATATGAACAAGGATCATAAACTGATTGAATATTATATTTACTTTTCAGTATTTTAAATAACTTATCTCTATCAAGAAAATACCCACATTCAAAATTTGAGTTTATTAATACAGTATCGGTTTTATCTGTTAAACTTACTTTATTTTTTAAATACATATTCAATATCTCCAATAATTTGTTCAATAGTATTTCTAATTCGTCGTCCTGCTTAATACCCGGAAGTTCTAATTTTCCAGTATTAAAAACCTTCACATGATATTCGTTATATACATCTTCGACCTTAACCCTCAATATTATGACAAAACAATTGTAAAAAGCACCCTTTTCTGCTTTTCTTTGATTTATAAAATCTTTTTTACATAATCCTACACTTATTTTTCTTATATCCTTGAATTTTACCCTACCAGAGGGATTACTTATTGAATTTATTACAAAACTTTTCGAATAATCATATTTTTCCAATCTCTTCTCTATGTCTTCAACTTCTTGAATACATTTACTGTTTATCTTCATCTGCTTTTTAATTATACCATCTTTGTATAGAGAATATGGTATTATTTCCAACTTCCAAAACAAGTCATTCAAATCTATAGATTTGTCCAAATATACTATTTTGGTTTTTGTTGAAACATAGAGACCACTACATTTAGGGATTTGTTTTATAACTCTTTTTTTTTCTACCGCTTCTTCACAAAAGCCATTCTCCATAAACATCTCCCATTCATTGTCAATACTCTCTAAGCCATTCGATAACATATACTATTTACTATCCCATGTCTTTAAATTATTCTATTTCAATTATTTTATTATATCATCATAATATTATAATGAGTTCTACTCAACCTATTAACATCCCAAAACATGATATTAAAGCAAAAAATCACCTAGATGGTAGTTATATATATACCTACATAAACGACAGTATTCCTGACTATCCTAGTACACCTGACGATAATAACCAGTGGGAAAAGAAATTAATTCAAAGAATTAACTGCTACACGTTCTCTAATTCTAACAATTTGAACAATATGTAATTGAAATTACTGTTGTTAACTGTGTCAAAATTTCTGATTATACTTTCTAATGACAACAAAATATCCGTATTTATAATATACTTTTTGTTTATTATATTATATTTGATATAGTCTTTTATCAAACTATATCTGTCTACATTATAATCTACACAAATCTTGTTAATCTTTTCGACCAAAGATTTATGACTCATGTTTTTTACGACTAATTTATCTAATACACTACTATCTACTATATTTACATCATTCTTATTTGTTTGAATATAATTAATCATACTGCGTATATCCGAATTAAAGTATGATTGTATAACAAAAAGTTTGTCGTTACTTAAATTCAACTTCTCTTTTACGGTTATCTCTTTCAATAACGTAACTATGCTATCCTTAGGCAGCGAGTTAAATTTCAATCTAATAAAACTATTCTGTAAAGACCTATCTATTTTACTTATATAATTACATATCAAACAGAATCTTACATTATCGTTACTGTTTTCTATCAAATACTTTAACCCTAATTGTGCGCTTTTGGTCATATAATCTACTTCATCCAATATTATAAATTTCATACCATTACTGAAAAGACCACTACTGTTAACAAATAAACTTATCTGGTGTCTAATAGTGTCTATTCCTCTTTCATCCGACGCATTCAAATGTATACACAATCCTTTCTTCATAACTACATCTTCTTGATACAAATTAATTAAATTAACCATTGTTGTTGTTTTACCTGTACCAGGCGGACCATAAAACAATAAATTTGGAAAATGCCTTTTTTTAACTATATTATCTAAAATTCTTTTATTGTTCTCGTTCAATATAACACCATCTAATAAGGTAGGTCTGTATTTTTCTACCCAAGGAATATCATTCATTTATTAATATTAAAGTTATTTATTATTAAAACTATTTAAATTAATATATATTAAATATCCATAATGAATAATGAAAAAGAGAAGAAAAAACCTGGGCGAAAAAAAAAAGTTGACAATGAAAATACAGCAACGGGAACAGCAACGGGAATGGCGACGGAAACGGTGACGGGAACGGATTCGGAACCCGTAACAGAATCTCCCAATAAACCTGAAGTGGTTCACAAAAAACGCGGTCGAAAACCTAAAGGCGGTAAAATTATAACTACCACAGAAAAAATAACTAGTAATGAAGTTGTAAAACAAAATATTATATTGCACCTAAGATGCAACATGACAGATATAAAAAATATCTATAATGTTAACTATATACAATCATACAGTAATGTAGTTATCCCTTTTAACGCCGATGCTCAGGAAGACAAATACAATCCTAGCGAACGTGTCATAAGTGAACCTATTAAAAATACTGACGACAAGGAGATTTGGAACAAGTTAAAGTCTCTCGCTTCGTCATTGCACTCGAATTTACCGCCCAATAAAATATCTGACTGCTTTTGGTGCAACACCTGTTTCGATGGACCCCCTGTATTCATACCAAAAAACAAGTACAACGACAAATTCAATGTATATGGTAATTTCTGTTCCCCTGAATGTGCTTGTGCATTCTTGTTCAATCAAAATATAGATACTTCACAAAAATTTGAACGGTACCAATTATTAAATCATATATATTCGAGTATATATAAATACACTAATCATATCAAACCTGCTCCATCGCCATACTACTTACTAAACAAGTACTTAGGTAATCTTTCCATAGAAGAGTACAGAAAAATTAACAAAAATAATCAGCTTATATCCATTATTGATAAACCTATGACAAGAAACTTTCCTGAGTTATTTGAAGACATAGATGAACAAAATATTAAAAATCTACCGTCTACATATTCTAATAGTACTGGAAGTTACAAGTTGTTCAAAAAATGCACTGCAAATAAGAGTAAATCATTATCTGAACACTTCAACATTAATTAATACCCAGAATTATACTGTAAATATTACTTTGTTCTTCATTTCTTTCGAAATGATTGGAAGAACCCTTGTGTCCATACTTTAATTTAATGTTTAGATATATTTTGCGCAATCTGTTTTTAAATACATCTGCTTCACGTATCTTCAAATAATAATTGTATGGCACCTTATAGTCCACCAAACTGTCGCTTATATTACTATATAAATATATATTTGGATAGTAGTTTTTCAAATTTATATTTCGATAAGGACAGTAACTCGCCATGTAATCAAAATACTTTTTATTATTTGGGTTTCCCCATTCTAAATATTCTTCTGTAGTCAATGCCTTTTTATCGTTACACATTTCACTCATTAGATTAACAAATGGTACACCCATTACAACCAAATTAAATAATTCCGGTCTCATATTTATTACGGCTCCCATCAATAACCCTCCAGCAGATGCACCCATACCAACTAATTTACTTGAATCCGTATAATTATTCGTCACCAAATAATCCGCACACTCTATGTAATCATTAAATGTATTCTTCTTTTTTAACATTTTTCCATCTTCATACCATTTAACACCGTTTTCTCCGCCACCTCTTATATGAGCTATACAGTAATAATATCCACGGTCTAATAAGCTTGGTACATATTTTGAAAACGAAGGTTCGATCTTTATCCCATATGACCCATAACCATATAACAAACATTTTCTACATTTACCTTTTATCTCCTTGTTTGAAATCATTGTGATTCTTAACCCTTTATCATTTACATCCAATGTAGTAACCTTATATTTATTTTCGTCATAGTCTATCTTATCATATAATGCTTTGTAATACTTTCTATCTAAAATTAATAAGTCGTCTTCTAGACAAGACAAATTAATTATTAAATAGCTTGCTGGTATTATAAAACTTTCGAATACTATTACTACAATAGGGTTTAATGAATTCATGTTGGATAATTTAGGAAAACTAATACTATATCTATTATCAATAAACTTGGTTTTCAATATTTTATTATTCACCAAAGATAGTATGTACATTATATTGTTCCCTTTTTCTATAACAAAAAGAAAAATGTGCCCACTAGCTATATAAAATTCGTCTATCTCTATATCGGGTTTTTTTATGATAACCTCCTCTTTAAAACACGCATCATCATACTTTAATAAATCAGTTGTTCCATTTTTGTTCTTTCTTAAAACATACCAACTGTCTACATAATAATCTACTGAATATTCAACTTCCGCCTTTCTTTCAAATAACTGTATTAATTTATCATCAACTACTTCATATATCTCATTCGACGAATATGCGTGTGCTATCATAATTGTTTTGCTGTTTTCTGAACTAGTCATTATTGATAAACCATACTGTCTAGTATTTTCTTGATAAACCAACTTATTCTTCCCATCACATATTGTATAACAGTACAACCTATTTCGTCTTATATCTTTGTCACAAGTAGTATAATAAATATGTTTACAGTTGTAACTTATTTCTAAATTTCCTGAAATTTTATCCTCATTCTTGTTCTCCAATTTAACCAGTTTGTCCTTAAAATAATCTTTTATGTAAATATCACATAAACCATCCCCTTTTGTGTCTACTGAAAAAACCAGAAAAGTTTCATCTCTTGAAAACTCTATATCACTCAAATGCCAAAATTCATTACCTTTAGACAATTTCTCACAATCTAATATTGTGTGTATTTTACCTAATACATCTATTGCAAAATACTTACCATATTTCTCATTGTCCTCTCGCACATACCTATAATAATAAACCACTTTTTTACTTACCATAGTCTTATAACCCGTCTTCAGTGTACTTTCATATTCAGAAATTAACTTACTTTTAAGTAAGCCGTTTCTTTTTATGAAATTTTCTGGAACTAAATTAATCTCTTTCAATATCTTTTTATCTATATCTTTGGTTAATAAATCCACATTATTACACATATAATTATAAGTTAGATTATTTAAAATACTCCCTTATTTCACTGTGTATCATCTCATTTACGCTTCTATTTTTAACTGGATTATCCACCTTCTTAACGCCCGTTTCTAGATATTTTTTTATTACTTTTTCCACATTATTGTCGTTATTATTAAGCTCTCTTAATGCCGTTTCATAATCATAGTCGGTCTGCCTACACACTATTTCTATATTTTCTAATTGCCTTGCGTTCATATACATAATATATGAATATTATTTAAACGTTTGTACTAATAATATTCAATGAATAGACTCTGTACGCCATGCAATACTATTGATACCAAGTTATTAGCAACGGAAATAGCTTTAATATTAGATAAACATCTTAATAATCATATATCTAAATATAACGAAACGGAGGCTCTGCTACTACAGCTCCCTATTATTAAAGAGTTGATTAAAGAAAATAATGATCTAAAAAAAAAACTAGAAAATTCTAATAATGTAACACTACAGATTAATGAAATTGATGATAATACTAAAACTGTTGCTGTATCGTCGTTTTATTGTGAAGAAGAAAAATCTATGGTAACAGAGGACGCTGAGGATGAGGATGAGGATGAGGATGAGGAGGAAGCCGAGGATGAGGAGGAAGCCGAGGATGAGGAGGAAGCCAAGGATGAGGAGGAAGCCAAGGATGAGGAGGAAGCCAAGGATGAAGAGGAAGCCGAGGATGAGGAGGAAGCCAAGGAAGCCAAGGAAGCCGAGGATGATGAGGAGGAAGAGGAGGAAGAGGAGGAAGAGGAGGAAGAGGAGGAAGAGGAGGAAGAGGAGGAAGAGGAGGAAGAGGAAGAAGAGGAGGAAGAGGAAGAAGTTATTGAGATTGAAATAGATAATAAAATATATTTTACAACAAATGAAAGAGATGGAAAACTATTTAGCCAAGATTTGGATGGTGATGTAGGTGAACAAGTAGGTAATTACAAAAATGGGAAACCTATTTTTTATTAATTTCTACTACAATATTATATGGAACAATTTACAGAATTTAAAGAATTTATAAGAGACACTCACGATCCCAATAAATTTGTTATTGGAATTACTTTTATTCAAATATTCATTCTTATTAGTCTTTTAATACATTCTATAATTAATAAAAAATACATTGCGAAAAAAAAAAAACAAGCCGAAAAAAAAGGTTATGGAAAAGATTCTATTAACCCGTTAAATTTTGGTGTATATATAATGGTTTTGATTATAGCTCAATTTATATTGGGTGTTTTTCACTTTGGAGTTGTTAATATGTTTTGTGAAAATAATTTAACAAATGTAGCATGGTTTTTGGTCACAATATTAAGTTTTAATTTACTATTTTTTAATAAATACTATCATTTTGTTTTCGTTATTTTTAATTTATCATTTATAATTAAAAAGTTATACGATAAATATATGTAATATATATATATATATAATGTTTACCGAAAATTTATGTCCACCGGCATTAATATATTTAATATACTCTTTTATCCAAATTGTTATTGATACCTTAAATGGTATGTATAATACTGCGTTTATCAAGTTATGGGTAAGCGTAATATTCACTGCATTATTAAATATTTTATGTGATCAAGGTTTAGGTATTATATCTTGGACCATTGTTTTTTTACCTTTCATACTTACAGCATTATTAACTACTATACTCTTAGTTGAATTTGGACTAGATCCGTCTAGTGGAAAAGTTTACAAGAAGGGCCAAATTCCGGACGTTCCGGTCAAAAATGATTATCCAGAAATAACTGATCCAACAAAGGTAGTAACATCAGATAAACCCTATGTTATAAATGTAGACGGATTAACGCATTCACATAACCATTTCCATGATGATGCGTCACATTTCCATTCCCATACCCATTCTGATCCATATAATACAAAACATTAATAAACATATTAAAAGTTATTGATCTAATTTTTAATATGGGATTAAGATACCATTCATTATTGAGAGAAACCATATATTTTCTATATCACAGTAGAAAACTCGTCGTTTATATTTGCAAGTATCTTTATTACAAGTTCTCTTATAACAGCAAATACCTTATAACCTATAACCACCAAAATAATAAAATAGTTAAAAAAAACATAAACAATTACAAACTCACAGACTCACTATCAATAGTTAGAACAAAAATCGACAATGTAGTATTATACATTCGTATACTCTTCCCTAATGGGATTAAAACTGATTTTAATAAGCTAATTAGGTCAAAACATGATATACTATCGGTAGCAATTAAAGTTGGTGAGAAAGAGTATGATTTTAATATTCTACCATTTAGCGTTATTAATAATAAAATACTCGATAAAATGTTTGTTTACTGGTATCTTAAGTATAAATATAATGTTATTTGTAATGATGATTATTGTGTAAGTATTATAGACAATAATATTAATATTCACACTATTACCAAAAATCAATACATTATACTAACAGACAATTCATTTATAATTAAAACTATATAAAAATTGATCTCTATATATGATATGGAACCTTCCGTAACAATGGAGGACAACCACAATAATGTTTTACATGCATTAAATTCTAACTGGACATTATGGGCACATCTACCTCATGATACCGACTGGTCGCTGAGTAGTTATAAAAAAGTACATACCTTTAACACTATTGAACATTTAAAGGCGTTGAATGAACTTATCCCAGATAAAATGATTAAAAACTGCATGCTATTTATTATGCGTGATGATACAAAACCTATATGGGAGGATCCAGTAAACAGAAACGGTGGTTGTTTTTCTTATAAAATTTTTAATAAAAATGTTACTTGCATTTGGAATATTCTTTGTTACGCGATTACTGGCGAATGTTTATCTAGTAATAAACAATTCGTTTCATCAATAACAGGATTAACCATTTCGCCCAAAAAGAACTTCTGTATTATAAAAATATGGATGTCTGATTGTACATATAGAGATCATTCTATGATCAATGATTTAGAGGGTTTAAATTCGCATAATTGCATATTTAAGAAACATACACCCGAATATTAAATATTAATTTATTATAATTTAAAGATTATAATAAATTTCTTACATATATGTCTGCGTTTGTAAACAACAATGTTTTAACTATTAAAACCGTACAAATTGCTCCATTTAGAACATTAATGATAGCACTTAAAGACATTCTTCTTGAAACAAACATATGTTTTCAAACTGATGGTATTAAAATTATAAATATGGACAAATCCCATACTATTTTAGCACACCTTTTTTTGGATGCAAAAAATTTTGAATTTTATGAATGTAAACATGAGAAAATTATAATAGGTGTCAACATGTTCCATTTATTCAAACTAATTAACTCCATAGACAATGATGACACATTAATTATGTATATAGAAGAACAAGACTATAACGAAGGCGTAGTGAATTATCTTGGTTTGAAGTTTGAAAACGGAGATATTAAACAATGTAAGACTCAAAAACTAAGACTTATCGAACCCGATACAGACGAATTAGAAGTCCCTGATGTAGCTTTTTCTTCCATTATTAACCTGCCTTCATCCGATTTCCAAAAGATCATAAGAGATCTCTCGTGTATCTCTGACAAGATAGAGATTAAATCGGTTGCAAACGAGCTTATTTTCAAATGTAAAGGACCATTTGCCTCTGCGGAAATAAGACGTGCGGAATCCGATGGGAGTATGTCGTTTTTACAAAATTCAAATAGCATTATACAGGGTGAATTCTCTCTTAAAAATCTAGGTTACTTTATTAAATGCACTAATCTTTGCAATCAAATCGAGATGTTTCTAGAAAACGACCTTCCGCTTGTAGTTAAATATAATGTTGCCTCGCTTGGTGATATTAAATTATGTCTTGCACCTTTACCAAGTTCTAATTAAATTAAAAATAAATATAGATATTCATATATATATATTTATTATGTCTGAACTGCAAAAAATAGTTGATGATCTTGAAAACAAGTATAAATCGCACGTTTTCATGAGTTATAAACTAGAAACACATATTAAAAATCTACCATTATTAATGAATAATATTGAAGAACAATACTGTAAAAGAGACAAACTCAAAAAAGAATTAATAATAAATAAAAACATTTTCACTGACAAGTTTTTATCGGAGAACTTATATTATTATATTCCACAAACAGAAGTATTCGTTTACTATGATAACTTCGACTATACTATAATCAAAGAAGACGACATACAACATTTAATTATAAATACAATCAACAACAGCGAAGATAAACTACAACAATGGAAATTTAAAATTAAAACTAACATAATCAAAACGATTAAAGAAACTAACTTAATTACTACTATACCAGAGTCAAATACCATACAAAAAATAATTAATCACTTTAATAATACTATCATTAACGATAAAAATCACATTAAATATTTTTTAACTGTAATTGGGGATTGTATTCTAAACAAAAAAGATTCTATGATATTTTTAATAGATCGCAATTATAAAAATCTAATTCAACTACTATCTCAACAGATTTACATCGTTTTTAATAGAACAATAACAGACTGTTTCAAATTTAAGTATTCCGATCACAAATATGAATATTGTAGAATAATTGACATTAATAATATTAATTTTGATGAAACTTTCATTAAAAACAACATACTAAATATTATTGTTGTTTCGTGTCATTACTCTCAAAGATTCGGTTCTTCCGACGCATTTTTAAACACATGTCCTCATAATAACTTCAGTAAAAACGTTTTAATGTTAAAAAATAACAACCAAAAAGATATTGTCAAACTGTTTCTATCTGAATTCACTATTGCATCCGAGAACGAAAGCATCAATTTTAAAGATTTTTATTTACTTTGGAAACATTTTCTAAAAAAATATAGCCTACCACATATCATAAGCATAACTCTTATTAAATCTATATTAACCGAATTAAATATATATGATGTCGAAAACGACTCCTGCTGTAAAATAACGAATAAATTTCACTCTAATTGGATTGAATTCAAAAATTTCTGGTCGGAAACCATAAGCGTTTCAGATTATGACGATCATAATTATGAGATAAGCGAACTAACCCTCATATTTAATGATTGGGCACTTTCCAAAAATCTGTCGGTTTCCATAACTGAAGAAGATTTCAAAGAAATCTATTTGTGGTATAATCAAGATGCTGTTATAGAAGATAACAAATATATTCACAATATATTCTGTAATCTATGGGATAAAACTGCAGGCATTGATTTATCTATGTTAGCTTTTGATAAAAATGCATCCAAAAATAAACTTAAAATGTACAAACATTATTGCGACTTCATAACCAAAAACTATGATAACAAATATATTGTCAGCAAATCTTATTTCGATAAATACATTTGTAAAGAAAGTATTTAAATTTAAATTAAATATTCTTATAAAATGAAATATTTAATTTATGAAATGTTCAGTGGCGTAGGCTTTTGTAATCAACTTTTTTCATTGGAAACCGCTGTTTATATGGCTAATGTATCTAACAGAAAACTTATTCTTTTAATTAAAAATCCTTTATGTCATTGCGGAAGTACTTCCTGGGATTTCGGTTATTTATTAGATTACTTCTCTAACGACTATCTAAAGTATCTTCCCAACGGAATCCAGGTTGTATATGGAATAAACAGTGACAAAAATATTATTGATATTATAGCAGATCCATCCAAAACCAAAAATATACGATACAAAGACAGATTTTCCAATCTTGTATTCGTGGATAAAGAACTCGATACACGAAGCGAAGAAAACAAGATAAATGAATACTTATGCGGAAGACACAAAGAGTACCTTTACTTTCAAGATTACGACAACTTTGAATACATATACATTAACCAATCCAACGCCTCTAGAATATTTTATAATTTCTATACTACACATACTAATAATGTTCTAATAAATAATATCGCGTATTCCTTCACACAGCTTAACGAAGCTATTTCAAATATATTTGATCTTATTGAATTACCAGAAAAATACTTGGCTATACACTTAAGATTTGGCGATAAAAAACATGACGTATCTATCATAAACTCAAGAACTAACGAATACCTTAACAACACTGATTTCAATCTTATTAAATCGTTGGATCTCCCTGTTATTCTTATGTGCGATCGGAAAGATTCTGATTTTCTTAATTTTTTCAAAACTAACAATATCAATGTAATATACACAGACTCTTTGATTAACAAACTTAATATTAACGTTTTTAAACGCAACGAAGTCGTACAATTTTTAGTTGAAAAATACATATGTGATAACTCCGAAATATTTATAGCAAATCAAGGAAGCACCGTATCATCATACATCAATTATGTTAGATATATTAACAATAAACCTCACGTAAACTTTTATTCAAATACTAAAGATAAGATATCGAACAACAATTTTGTTGATTTTATTGAAAATAAAGGACCCGGACGACTATTATCGTGGCAATGCTTCTGGACAAATAACGTAATAAAGAATCCGTCTAATTTCAAAATAATAACACTGACTAACAATGGTTACAAAGA